TGTCAAAGAAGTAGTTCTGGTTCATGGTGTTAGGGATCTCTTTCACAACACCGTTGTAAAGCAAGAACCTGTCAACACCGCACCAATAATAGATGCCGTCGTACTCAATCACAGACTGAGAAGACAAGATCGACGATTGGGAAGAGATTAGGTCATAGCGCCAAAACTGTGGGGGCGTACCAGCACCACCGATGTATGACACGCGGATAAGGCTATCAAGGCTCCAAAACAGCCCTGAAGGCGCGTTAGAGCCGCCCCTGACGGGTAGCCCTTGGACAATCTTTCCAGTCGCTACAGAGACCTCATTGGCGTCCGCAGAGACCCAGTCGTTTATGTTACCTGCTGAACAGTTTCTGATCAGCCCGTTATTACCGTAAACAAACACGTAAGGGTGAAGGGAAACAACACCACCAGAGACGGAAACATTGTTGTCAAAGGTGATTGTAGAGGCGCCAGAAGCTGTTGCGGCGGCTGAGATCACTACGTTTTGGATCTGACTGAGCGTAAACACCAAGCCAGTTGTTGTACCAGCGGTGGTGACAATTGCCGCACCACCAGAAGAGGCGGACAAAGTAAAAGTTGTAGCGTAGTTGGTGGCAATGATGAAGTACGTCACGCCAGAGGTAATGCCTGTGGCGGTTCCAGTCGAAGTTCCAGACACGGCAACCGTCTGACCAATGTACAAACCAGTCGTAGAGGTACACGAGCACTGACCAGCAATACCAGTCACGGCTACGGCATTCAGAACAGGAACGGAAAGGTTGGCAGAGACGACCGTAGCGCCAGAAGGAATACCCGTTCCAGAGATGGATTGACCAGCGCCAATCTGAAGACTTTGAGTCGACAGGTACATGGTCGTTGTAGAGTTTAAATACACCGACAAAGAAAATACGCCAATAGCTGACAAACTTGTGCCAGTGATATTGCCACCCAAAACAGGGGTGTTAATGTTGTTGTCGATGAGGCTGAGAGACTGCCCGGGGTGCGCCAACAGTAGGTTATCCCCAGACCCACTCACGTCATAGAACGTGTCAAACTGCCACAGATTGTTGTCCGATGCCGTAAAGTTAGACAGCGTCAGATCCGTCACACCAGCACCTACACCGTTGTTGTCAATAGGAACAACCTGCAAACCCTTAGAGTGCCCATTGAAGACGTTGTTAAAACTCTGCTGTGGGTTAACGTAAATGCCACGAGATGGGCCCGAAATCCCTGCGGTGATCTGCGTATAGCCACCAACCTTGCGAGGGCGTCCGCGCTGGAACCTTACCCAACGTCCGTCGTTATAGAACTCTTTGTCAAAGACCGTTCCATCGCGCTGGATACCAGCCTTCGTGTCCAGCGCAAAGACCTTTTTGGTCATTAGAACGTGCCCCCAGAAACGCCACTGGTAAATGTTCCAGTTGTTCCTGCTACAGATCCAGCAATCGTCAAACCTGTTGCTGACAGCGTAGACCTCAAAACACCCAAAATAGCAGTGTTAAATTGACCAGCACCTGCACGATACACGCCTGTGGTTGCTTCGTTACCAAAGTTCAAGGATGGTGAGCCTACGGTGCCATCAGCCAAACTTAACGTAGTCACGGCGCCAGCCTGAGAGGTGTTGGCGTTGAAGAAGTTAGTACCATCGCAAGCCAAGGTCACCTGTTGACCAGAAGGAATGGTGACCGATGTACCCGAACCAGTTCCTACGGTGAGCGTAAAACCACCAGCCGTTGTGGAGTTCTTGATCACGTACAAGTTCACCACTGGTGGGTAAATTACTGTGACGTTACCAGTCAATGTTCCTGTGTAGGTCTGAATGGTGTTTGTGGCTTCACTTGAAGTTAAAGTGTACGACCCTGTAACTACCGCCTTAACCAAAGACGTGTAGAAGAACTGGTTACTAACACCATAGCCAACGGTCAAATAGGTTGTACCAGTGCTGACAATAAAGGCAGACTCGTTTGGCGCAAAGGTCTTTGTAGACTGTCCGTCAATGTTGTCAGCGGCGGAGATCACCATTGAGCCAGTTCCGCTGTTCTTGAACAAGGTAAACCAGTTGTTTCCAAGCGTAACGGCTGAAGGAAGCGTGTAAGTACCAGCTCCACCGTCCCACACCGAAGTTTGTGCTCTATTGGTTACGCCAAAAGTCCCAGCGTTAACCAATGTCAAAGCAGGGTGGCTTTGGTTCAAAGTTGAGCCACTGGCAACCAAACCATAGCCAGCCAAGGTGGCGGCATCAGCAGAAGAGGTTCCAGTGCCAAAAGCAATGTTGCCCCATGTACCCGTAACTGTTGGGTTGGCTGTGATGTAGACGTACTTGGACTCACCAGCGGCAATCGAGATGATCGTATTAGCGCCAGCGTAGTCTTTGACCGTAAAAGTATTAGCTCCGACGTTGCGAATCAGCGCATCGTTACCTACAGAGCTTTGGTTGGCAGGGGGCATGTACAGGCTCAAGCTACCAGCAGTAGCGGTCACCTGCATGATACGAGCGGCGTAGTCGTCAGTGGCGTTGCCGTTGATGGGCCACTCCAACTGGGTGTTAGCGCTCAGCGTAATGGCACGATAAGAAACGTCCGTTGGTTGGATGACGTTACCTGTAAATGGTGAGTTGTAGCTCATGTTAGTCCTTAACTGTCATTGGCGACCGCTTGACGATCTGCAACACGCAACTTGTCCTCTGCCGTCAAGATGTCCATGATCAGCTTGTACTGACCCTGCCACAAGGGCACTCGGTCGTCGTTCTTGAGGAACGGCATGGCTTGAAGAAGTGATCCGTAAAGCAGTGCTTGGGGGGCATAGATGGTGAACCAATTGGTCTGGTTGGAGCTGTCCAAAGGTTGAACACGTTCGTAGTACAGCACCTCAAAATCATAAGCCAACGTAGGAGTAGGCGCCACCATCCAATGGGTGTAGTCGTAGTCACAGTAGTACTTGGGGACTTCCGTCAACGCGGGGTTAGGCCAGTACTCGCGCAGGTACTCATACCTACGATTAAAAATAGGAAATCGCTCACCAGCTACTGTAATGTTCATGGACACAGTTTTGTGCCAACGAGCTGGCTTATCAATCACATTTGCACTTGCGGTCATGGTGCTGGTGTTGACGGTCAGGTTACCCAAAAACTTGATCTGAGAGGCTATAACCTGCTCAGCAAGCATGATAAACAGGGGGATCTTGTCCAGCGTGGAAGTGTCGTTACGCTCCAAATAAGATTGGATGTTCTCGACCAAACTGTCATAGGTCATAACACTTGCGGTCGTCATGCGTTCACCTCGTAGATTCGTTGGGACATTTTAGTATGCCTTTTAACTTGTGACAAGGTTACTTGCTTGCCACACCCTTAGTCTTCTCAAAAGATCGCATACCAGCGATTCCCAAGATGCCTGACAGGATGACCCATAGTTGATCAGCTTCAAGCACTGGAGGAGGATCCATGCCTATTGGAACCCAGCCCATTGCCTGCAAGTACTTCCAGCACCACTGAAACAATGGGTAAGCTAAGAATTGGTAGCCCATAGCCGCTACACCGATCCAACCGATAGCAGGTCTCCAGCCACTGACAAAAACGCTAGAGGACGCCGCTTCGATTTTGTTGACCTCAATCTGAGCTAGGTCTGTAGCTTGGTCGATGCGCTTCTCTTCAAGATCGAGCTTACGTTGCTCAATCTCCATCTCCATCTTTTCTTTGTCAGTGGTGATCAGGTCGCCTGCAACCTTACCCACAGCTTCAATGATTGATCCAACGGCAAGCAAGCTCATGCTAGACCTTTCAATGTGCGGTTAATCCAACCCTTCAGGAACTTGACCTGAACAGGGTTTTTGTTGCAGATCTCAACGTAACGGGCAATTTTAGCCAAGGCATAGGACTCTTTGAACCGCTGTCCATCAGTGACTTGGTTGAGTTTTTCAACGGTTTTAGCACCTATTCCGCCGTCAGGCGTAGCCCCCACGACCAACTGGGCAAGCTTTACAGCCATGCCCATGCCAGCATTTACTCCAAAGTTAAAGATGCTGTTGGCTACCTCTTGGTTATTGATCTCGTTCCCACGCATCTTGTCCCAAAACTCAGTACGGTAAAACTCACGCACCATGCCAGTCAAAGAGCCGCCAAGTTCTTTCTTGTCTACCAAAGCCCAGCCAGCCCATTGAGGGTTCTTGTTACGAGCAATGCCTGCATAGGTCATCCCTCCTGTGTCGTGCTCGAGTGTGTGCAGGACGTAGCCGCCCTCGTCCCTAATCATTTGCTCAAAAGCTGGTTCAAACTGAGCCATTAGTTACCTCGTTTAGTTAGCATGGTTGCTGAAATCTCCATCATTGAAATGATGTGTTCTAAGTTGTCAGGTTGACTAGACCATCCTGCCGTAATCTGCCCTATGAACCGACTACGATCTGGGGGCACAGATATTCGGCACGTATAACCAACTCCTTGCGCTATGTACCAAATGCCCAATTCACTTTGTGGGCGTAGGTACTGACTGCAAGGAACATCCCCCGCCATTAGTTTTACAACATCATTGTTGTTTGCATGGTTGGCGGTAAACAGACCAACGTCCAAGCCTTCTAACTCCTTACTGCGCCCATCTTTTGTATACAGCCTGTACAGAATCCGAGTACCTAATATTGGGTTGACTTTGAAAATAGCCACAAACTTAGCGTCTGTTTGTTTAAACAGTACAGAAGCCGCATCGTCTGCTCTTTCCTCGTTGATGCTTGGCATCCGCTTTTGTTCTTGGTACGCAGAGATTAGGAACGATTGGTTTTGCCAAAACATATACCCAACAAAAGCCATAACCCCCATGACAAGGATTGCAAATAGCTTAAATGGACTATCCACGTAGCCCAACACTTTATCAAGCGTTGAATTGGCGTTTAGTTTTTCATCACTCATGGGTTAACCCCAAATCCATACAAGGGTGAACGTACCCCAAATAATAAAGATAACTAAAAAGGCCGCAACGATAAACGCCTCGACCAGATCCCTCATAGCTACAGACCTAAAATCTTTTTGACAAGCTCCCCCGCGACGCCGGGGCCAAACAACACACAGACGATTACCCCATACAAGAGGTACTCAATCTTCGTCATGCGTTTGTCCCCATCACGCAAAGAGCGATCTATGCTGTTATAGCGCTCCGAGCAGATGGCTTCATGCACAGCAAGCCTAGTCTCTACTGTCTCAATTGGCTGTTGCAAGCTCATTTGCTTTTTCCTTGACCTTGTTTGTCTTAGCAATTACGGCAGTTGAAGTATCTCTATCAATTGTCATGTAGCCTTGGCAAACAATGTTGTAGTCAGCCCCGTTAGCATCTTTTTCGCTTTTAATGGGAACAGTTATGTCAAGGTTCTTAAACAGAAACTCTTTGCCGTTTTCAAAAACGCGCCAGACATGATCTATAGAGCCGCGACCATCTTGGCCTCGGCTTTTGTTAAACCTAATCTGGTACGTGTTCATATAATTTCAGCGGCTGGGGGAATAGCACAAGTCTGTTGCGGCGCAGGAATCACGGTCAAATTAAAATGCACAAACTTAATAGGTAGGTCAGCCGCGTGGCGTGTAAACGAATGCATCAACCATGAGTTAGCAAAGACCATCATGCCGGGTTTGGGCGTAATGTTAATCATTTTGCTTGCAGGAGTTGCCGTGTTTACGTCTTGCTCTGGCAGATCAATCTGAACCTTAGCCGCACGGGGGTCGTGAAAACAAACACGAGAGCCGTCTTCTGGAGTCTCAAGGAAATAAAAGCCCACAATCTGTGAACCAAATCCATGAACGTGTGCGTCCATTGCAGAGTGCTTGTGGTGTTCTTGTGTCCACATCTCTGTAAATGAAACGGCTTTGTCACCCATAGCGTAGCCCTGCTGATTAAGGATGTTCCAAGCAGTTGCGCCTACAAACTCAGAAAACCCAGCCATGCGTGGGTCACCAAAATAACTGTTTGTCATGTAGACAGGATAAATCGCATCAAGCTCTTGATTTTTACGTTGAACTTCTAAGGCTTCTTCAGAAACGGTATTAACCAACTCTAAAAAGTCAGGGCGCTCAATGATGTAGATTGGGCAAGGGAAATGGTGCGCAACTTGAAGCTGTGTGTTTTGCACAACTTGAGCCACTGACTCAGCGGCCTTGCATACTTTTTGTTTTGACTTTTTTGTGGCGGTCTTTGCCATAGTTCTCTCCTTGTTGGTTGGGTTATCAGTTTACAACCGCAACCCACTGCCAAGTAAGAAAATCAAACTTATATTGATTGTTGTCAACAGGACGGGCAGGAGCCGCTTTCCAGTTATTGTCCGCACCACACCACAAAACGCCTTCAACTTCAGTAGGGCGTGGGATTGGAGGAACCATTGTGCAAGTAGCTTCATCCAAAGTCCATGCAGACCAGTTTTCAGCTTGTGGGCGGTCGTTGAACGCAGTGATGACAGCCTGTTGTTTAGCAGTTTTTTCTTCCGCAGTCATTTCACGCACAGCCCACACATCAGTCCAGACACCGTCTACTTTTGCATAGACCACATTTTCAGATTCTAAAACTTGATATACGCCGTTAGGACGCTCAACACGCGTGAATGGCTCCCAGTGTGCTGGGATTAAACCAAATGCTTGAATGAGGTTGTTCTCAAGAGCAGGGTGGTTCTTGCTTGCGCCGTTTTCTGTTTCAATATACAAATTCATTTTATGCGCCTACATTTGTTGAGGGGAAGGATGGCACTCCGCGACCTGCGGCATTCCATAAAACCCTAACCGCTCCCTTGCCAGCAGTATTATTGCCACCAGCAGGGCAACCACTGCCACCGCCCCGTGCGCCACCGCCACCGCCATACACGCCGCCAGTTTGCACAGTGCAATTATCTGTTCCGCCAGAGCCATTTCCGCCGCGAGTTGCGGGTGTAGAAC